GCATAAAGCAGTTGAAGAACTGATTAAAGTTGCTAAAGAAGCTATTGTAGATTCTGACGATGATATATCAGCTGACAGATTAAAAAATGCTGCAGCAACAAAGAAACTAGCTATATTTGATGCGTTTGAAATATTGAATAGAATACAAGAGGAAGAAAACATACTAGAAGGTAAGGAAACTAAAACCGAAGTTAAAGTATTTAAAGGTTTTGCAGAGGGTAGATCAAAGTAATGTACGAGCAAAATTTACTACAAGTAGTTGAACCTATAAAAAAAACTACTATAAACAGGCTTAACAAAGGTAAGAAGTGGAGGTATGGTTATAACAAAGAACACGATATTGTAGTTATATCTAAGACTGGTGAGATAGGTGAGATATACGAGATACAAAACTTTCAGATAGCATTGCCGAAAGAACGTAGTGTGTATAGCAACAAAGAAAAAAAGTGGAAACAGTTTGAGTACCCGAAAGAACTAGGTAGGCTTAAAAATATATTTGACTGGAGAGCTTACGCTGAAGAAAAAAAAGCTGATTGGTTTGATTATATAGACGAAGAGTTTAAACGTAGAGAGCAAGGTTTCTGGTTTAACAATAAAGGCAAAGCAACATATATAACAGGTACGCACTATATGTACTTGCAATGGAGTAAGATAGATGTGGGTGCGCCAGACTTCAGAGAAGCAAACAGATTATTCTATATATTCTGGGAAGCTTGCAAAGCAGATAAAAGATGTTATGGTATGTGTTACCTTAAAAACAGACGATCTGGTTTTTCTTTTATGTCATCAGCTGAAACAGTTAATCAAGCTACAATATCAAGTGATGCTAGGTTTGGTATATTATCTAAAACAGGTGCTGATGCTAAGAAAATGTTTACTGACAAAGTTGTACCTATATCGATTAATTATCCTTTCTTTTTTAGTCCTATTCAAGACGGTATGGATAGGCCAAAATCCGAGCTTGCATATAGAGTTCCAGCTTCTAAGTTCACTAGAAAGAAGATTACAACAAACGAAAAGCTAGAAGATTTAGAAGGATTAGATACAACTATAGACTGGAAAAATACAGGTGACAATAGCTATGACGGTGAAAAATTAAAGCTTTTAGTACACGATGAAAGTGGTAAGTGGGAAAGACCCGATAATATATTAAATAACTGGAGAGTTACAAAAACATGTTTACGATTAGGTAGTAGGATTATAGGTAAATGTATGATGGGCTCAACATCAAACTCTTTAGATAAAGGTGGGGAAAACTTTAAAAAATTATATAATGCATCAGACGTTACTAAGCGAAACAGAAATGGACAGACAGCGTCTGGCTTATATTCTCTTTTTATCCCAATGGAGTGGAACTACGAAGGATTTATTGATGAGCACGGAAGCCCAGTCTTCAATACTCCGGATCATGAAGTCTTCGATCCACATGGGGAATTAATAGATATAGGCGTTATAGACAGTTGGCAAAATGAAGCTGACGGTTTAAAAGGTGATCAAGATGCATTAAATGAATTTTACAGACAGTTTCCGAGAACTACTGAGCATGCATTTAGGGATGAAACTAAGAACAGTATATTTAACTTAGTAAAACTATACGAACAAATAGATTACAACGAAGAAATGTCTAGAACATTAGGTATTACTAAAGGTAATTTTCAATGGGTTAACGGTGTTAAAGATTCAACAGTAATATTTTATCCAGATCCTAAAGGTAGGTTTAAAGTAAGCTGGGTACCACCAACAAGTATACAGAACAAAGTTGTAATTAAAAATGGTGTTAAATGGCCCGGCAACGAACACATGGGTGCTTTTGGTTGTGATAGTTACGATATATCAGGAACTGTAGATGGCGTAGGTTCTAAAGGTGCTTTACACGGACTCACAAAGTTTAGCATGGAAGACGCACCCGCTAATACATTTTTCTTAGAGTATCTAGCTAGACCTCAGACCGCAGAGATGTTCTTTGAAGACGTTCTAATGGCTTTAGTATTTTACGGGATGCCTTTACTTGCAGAGAACAACAAACCTCGTCTATTGTATTATTTACGAAGACGTGGTTACAGAGGATTTAGCATGAACAGGCCAGATAAAATATGGAATAAATTATCTGTAGCCGAAAAAGAAGTAGGTGGTATACCTAACTCAAGTGAAGATATAAAACAAGCTCACGCCGCTGCAATTGAAATGTATATTCAAGATCACGTAGGCATGGCACAAGATGGTACTTTTGGTAATTGTTATTTTAATGAATTACTAAATGACTGGGCAAAGTTTGACATCAACAAAAGAACAAAGCATGATGCATCTATAAGTTCTGGTTTAGCTATCATGGCAAACAACAGACATTTGTATAGGCCAAATGCTAAAATAGAAAAACCAAAACTAAATATAAGTATTGCTAAGTACACTAACAAAGGCAGTACATCTAAATTAATTAATAAATAAATATGGTTGTAAAAAGTTATTTTCCTTCTCAAGTCGTAAGCGATGTGGAAAAAATGAGCTATGATTATGGTTTAAAAGTAGCTAAGGCTATTGAAGCTGAATGGTTTCATACTGATAGAGGCTCTAATAGATATAAAACTAATCATAATAATTTTCACAATTTAAGATTATATGCCAGAGGTGAGCAATCAATACAAAAATACAAAGATGAATTATCTATTAACGGTGACTTATCTTATCTTAATTTAGACTGGAAACCAGTACCTATTATACCTAAGTTTGTTGATATAGTTGTAAACGGTATTGCAGAAAGAACGTATGATATAAAAGCTTATTCACAAGATCCTTATGGCGTTAGCCAAAGAACAGAGTACATGAACTCTATAATTAGTGATATGCAAACTAAAGAGTTGAATGACTACGTTGAGCAAGCTTTTGGAATTGATCTTTATGAAAACGATCCTGAAAAACTACCACAAACTCAAGAAGAGCTAGACCTTCACATGCAGCTAACATACAAGCAGTCTGTAGAAATAGCAGAAGAACAAGCTATTAATGTTTTATTAGAAGGTAGTGATTACGAGTTGATAAAGAAAAGATTTTACTACGACTTAACAGTATTGGGTATTGGAGCGGTTAAAAGTAGTTTTAACACATCTGAAGGTGTTGTAGTTGATTACGTTGATCCAGCTGATTTAGTTTATTCATATACAGAATCACCTTATTTTGACGATGTGTATTATGTTGGTGAAGTAAAGTCTATACCTATAAACGAACTTGTAAAACAATTTCCACATTTAAAACACGAGGATTTAGAAGATATAGTTAAAAACAAAAACTACCATAAAACAAATTATAATCAAGGTTATAGTTACAGCGAGCAAGACACTAACAAAGTTCAAGTTTTATATTTTAACTATAAGACGTATATGAACGAGGTTTATAAAGTTAAAGAAACAGGTAGTGGTGCTGATAAAATACTAGCAAAAGATGATACTTTTAATCCACCTGAAGATGCTGATAACTTTGGTAAATTACACAGGTCAATAGAGTGTTTATACGACGGTGCTATTATTTTGGGTAGCGACAAATTGTTAAAGTGGGAAATGGCTAAAAACATGATGAGACCTAAAAGTGATTTTACTAAGGTTAAAATGAACTACGCTATGGTTGCGCCTCGTATGTACAAAGGTCGTATAGAATCTTTAGTACAGCGTATAACTGGTTTTGCTGATATGATACAGCTTACGCATTTAAAACTACAGCAAGTACTATCACGCATGGTTCCAGATGGTGTTTATTTAGACGCTGATGGTTTAGCTGAAATAGATTTAGGTAATGGTACAAACTATAACCCACAAGAAGCTTTAAACATGTTCTTTCAAACAGGTTCTGTTATTGGACGAAGTTTCACTTCTGAAGGTGATATGAACCCAGGTAAAGTACCTATTCAAGAAATACAATCAGGTTCTGGTGGTAATAAAATGCAGGCTTTAATTGGTAATTACAACTACTATTTACAAATGATAAGAGATGTAACTGGTCTTAATGAAGCTAGAGACGGTACAATGCCAGATAAAAATGCTTTAGTTGGCGTGCAAAAGCTAGCTGCTGCTAATAGCAACACAGCGACAAGACATATATTACAATCAGGTCTGTTTTTAACAAAAGAAGTTTCACAATGTTTATCTCTTAGAATATCTGATATTATAGAGTACTCACCAACAAAAGATGCTTTTATACAGCAAATAGGTGTTCACAACGCCGCTACACTTGAAGAAATGTCAAGCTTACACTTATACGACTTTGGTATATTTATAGAATTAATGCCTGATGATGAAGAAAAAGCAATGCTTGAAAACAATATACAAATGGCATTGCAACAACAAACTATAGATCTTGAAGATGCTATTGACGTTAGAGAAATTAAAAACGTTAAGCTTGCAAACCAAATATTAAAAATACGTAGAAAGAAAAAGCAAGAAAGAGATCAAATGGTTGCACAGCAAAATATACAAGCGCAGTCACAAGCTAATATACAAGCGCAACAAGCTTCTGCAGAGTTAGAAGTACAAAAAGCTCAAGCTATGGTTCAAACAGATATGCAGCTTGAGCAAATGAAAGCTCAGTTAGATGCACAGAAACAAGCGCAAGAAGTTGAATACAAAAAACAACTTATGGAGTTAGAGTTTCAAATGAACATGCAGCTTAAGCAATTGGAGACTGAAAACTTAAATACAAAAGAAAAACAAAAAGAAGATCGTAAAGACGAAAGAACAAGAATTCAAGCAACTCAACAAAGTGAGATGATTGAGCAAAGAAAAAGTGAAAAACCACCTAAAAACTTTGAGTCTGCAGGTAATGATACTATAGGAGGCGGATTTGATTTAGGCGCGTTTGATCCTAGATAAAAATTATTAATTATTATTATATTATATTATGGCTAAAAAGAAAACAAAAGAAGTAGTAGAAAAGGCTACTGAAGACAACGTAACAAAAGTTGATCTTAAACAAACAAAACAAGAAGATGATAATATCATCAAAGTAGATTTAAGTAAACCACCAACACCAAAAAAAGATGAAACTACAGAAAAAGTTGCAAAAGATAACACTGACAACGACAGAGTGGTTGAGCTCGTTGAAGATGCCGACACCACAGAAAAACAAGAAGAAGTACAACCGGAAGCTGAAGCACAAG